TGTCTTATTTCTCCCCGATTGGTCAGATTTGATCCACCCACAACCGAAAGGCCTAAGTCATGACCCAAAACAAACCAGAACCGCCAGAGGATAAACCGATGGGCATCTACCTATCCTTGAACTCGGCACTCTCGGTAGCGAATTGGTTAGCCCCCACCGATGTGGCGGCCATAACATTAGCCCGGCGCATTGCCACAGCATTAGACACGGCCTTTGACATGGGCGATCTCAAAGAGGCGACACCTTTAGCCGCCAAATATTTGTCAGTGTTGCAGCAGCTGCACTTGACGGTGGAAACTAGAACAGCAGGAAAACAGGGCGAGGAAAATGACGGGACTAACCACGTTGGAAACTATTTACGGCTACTCGAAACCAAGGATCGAAAGCCCAAGCCTAAACCTGCCCAGCGCAGGGCCAGTGGTGGCGCAACTAGCTGACGAACTCGGAGTCCCACTGCTCGACTGGCAAAAGTATGTCCTTGACGATGCTTTACAAATTATGCCCAATGGGCGTTGGGCGCGTTCATCGGTTGGGGTACTTGTAGCCAGGCAGAACGGCAAAACCCACATGATGCGGATGCGCATCCTTGCTGGCCTATACATCTTTGGCGAAAAAAATGCCATTGCAATGTCACAGACTCGCCAACTATCTTTGGACACTTTCAAGCAAACAGTCGACATGGCCGAAAGCCTGGACTGGATGCGAAAGCGGATCAAGCGAGTTTCCCGGACTAACGGCCAAGAGGAATTGGAAGTCTATTGTCACCATTACCCCAAGTCATGCGGTGGCAAGTGTGAGCGAATTCGCAAGTATTCGATCCGAGCAGCTACGAGCGAGGGGCCACGCGGTAGTACCGCAGATTTGCTTTACGTTGATGAACTCCGCGAAATTGACGAGGCCACTTGGGCAGCCGTTACACCGATTACCAGAGCCAGACCCAATGCCCAAGTGTTTTGGACTAGCAACGCTGGCGACTTGACTAGCAATGTGCTAAACGAGCAACGCCGCCGCGCTTTGACTTTCGCCAGTGATCGGATGGGGTACTACGAATACAGCGCACCGGCAGGATCATCGGTTGACGACATAGAGGCGTGGAAAATGGCCAACCCTGCAATGGGCTACACCATTAATGAGCAAAACATTAAAGACGCGGCCACGTTCGATTCACCCGATGCCTTTAAGACGGAAACCCTGTGCATGTGGGTTGATGCGATCGATTCGCCTTGGCCAATGCAGGTGTGGAACGAATGCGAAGCCGAAGTCGCACTAGAGGATGGGTTGCCAACTTGGATGGCGATGGATTTAAACTTTAATCGCGAATTGGCTTGTCTAGTTACCTTGCAACAGCATGACGACAAGTACGCGGTATTTCTGCACGAATGGAAAAAAGAGGGGGGCATCAATGACCTCGAACTTGCTGGCGAGATCGCCACACTGACTCGCCGCTATCGCCCAAGAGTGCTCGCCTATGATCCAAATACCGCTGGCTACATTGCGCCAAGACTTGCCCAGGCTGGTGTACCGGTCGCGCCGACTCCTTGGAACTCGGCTAACTTTGCGATTATGTGCGATCAGACAATGAACGCGATGCAGTCGCGGCAGCTGCTACACCCAGCCCAAGAAACAATGCACAGCCACTTGGTCAGTTGCGCTCGTAGACCTGCCAGCGATGGCGGTTGGCGTATTGCTCGCAGGGCGGCGCAAGTACCGATCAGCGCGGCGGTTGCATTAGTCATGGCGGTGGGTCATGCCACCGAGCCACAACAAAGTGTGACTATAGTTAGTGCATAACCCTGCCTTGGGTTCTCATCGAGGCTGGCTGGCTAAACCAGAGGGATCAAGAACCACTAGGACTAGCCAGCCAGTTGATGTGACAACACGCGCAACAAAGTGACAAGGCCTGACAAAACTATTCAAAGTCAGTTGCTTGTGTTGTAATGGCAAAATGGGATTCATAGATTTTTTGCTGGGTACACCCACCGAGAAACCACAGATCGAAGCGCGTGCCGGTATCGCCATCCCGTTTTACCAGGACGCATACTTTACCCCGTTTAACACTTTCAGAGTTGACCGATCAAGCGCAATGCAAGTGCCAGCAGTTGCGCGTGCGCGAAACATTATTGCAGGCACGATCTCAACCCTTGGCCTGAACTCTTACAACATGGTCACTGGCGCAAAGGTCGAGGGTCGCAAGATTCTTGAACAGCCAGACCCAGCCATCCCATTAGCTGTGACTATGGCTTGGACTGTCGAGGATTTGTTATTTCATGGTCGCAGCTTTTGGCAAGTGCTTGAAGTTAACCCCGAGGATGGCAGGCCAACACAGGCTCGCCGAATTGACCCAACACGCGTGACCTTTACAACTGATCTCAATACGCAAGAGATCGTGAACGGCTTTTACATCGAGGGCGGCTTGTTGCCAATGTCTGGTGTGGGATCGCTGATCATGTTTAGTGGTATTGACGAGGGCATACTCAACCGAGGTGGCCGCACTATCTCGACAGCCTTGAAGTTAGAGGAAGCCGTTCAGCGTATGGCTAGCGAGCCAAACCCAACAATGGTGATCAAAAATAGTGGCGTGGATCTACCACCAGAGCAGGTGTCGAGCCTACTGGCCCAGTGGAAGCAAGCCCGAGCCACACGATCTACCGCTTACCTATCAGGCCCATTGGATGTAACCACCTTTGGCTATGATGCCGGACAAATGCAACTCACCGAGTCACGCTTGAACACAGCAGCTGAAATTGCCCGTATGTGCAACATCCCTGCCTGGTACATCAACGCAGAATCAGCCAGCGCGACTTACTCCAACGTAAGCCAAGAACGCCGAAGCCTTGTCGATTTCTCATTGCGCCCATTTATGAGTTGCATTGAGGAACGCTTGACAATGGTAGATGTCACGCCAAGAGGTCAAAAGGTCAGATTCGATCTTGACGATTACTTGCGCGGAAACCCACTTGAACAAATTGAAGTTTTGGGCAAGATGCTTGACTACGGCTTGATCAGCGTAGATGAAGCGCGTGAGGAAATGGATCTCGCACCGAGAGGAAATGAAAATGCAACTTAGTTTTGAGGGTCAGGTACTAGCTGCCGACACAGAAACCCGAACCATCAAAGGCCTAGTCGTGCCGTTTGCGAAAGTTGGCAACACCTCGGCTGGCCCAGTGCGCTTTGAGTTTGGCGCGTTTGGCGATGTAGATGCCAGCCAGATTGTTTTGAATATGGAACATGACCGCACACGCCCATTGGGTCGCGGTATTGCAGGCAGTGAGGAAGTCACGCCAGCAGGTATCTCGATGGCGTTTAAGATCGCGCCAACGGGTGCTGGCAATGATGCATTAGTCGAAGCATCCGAGGGATTGCGCCCGGCATTTAGCATTGAAGCCAATGTCAACGAATACACCATTGAAAAAGGCGTGATGGTCGTATCAGCTGCAAAACTCGAAGCCGTTGCACATGTAACAAACCCAGCATTTAAGGATGCCCAGATTTCCCAAGTCGCAGCCACAGAGGCCGATGAGGAAAACCCAGAAACCACCGAGGCGGAACAACCTGCCGAGGAACAACCACAGGAGAACAACGTGGAAGAAACAACCGCACCAGTGGCAGATGAAGTGACCGCAGCAGCGGTTGTTACTGCCGCAGCACCAGTGGCCTACGTCAAGCCTCGTAGCCCAATCAACAGCCAGGCAACATACCTGGAACACAAAATCAAAGCAACAATGGGTAACCATGATTCCGCGCAGTACGTTTTAGCTGCGGATGACAGTTTTTCCACCAACCCGGCGTTCAGCCCAGTTTCTTACGTTTCAAACGTAATTGACACATCCATTGGCTCACGCCCAGCCATCGATGCGATTGGCTCACGCGCCATCACTGCATCAGGCATGGTTATCAGCCATCCAAAAATCACAACCAGTGGAACTGTTGCAGACACCAACGAAGGTGCAGCACCATCCGAAACTGGGATCGTGTCTTCTTACGTCAACCTAGATGTAAACAAGTTTGCAGGCATGCAACGTTACTCGGTAGAACTACTAGAACGTTCATCCCCAGACTTCTTCCAAGCAATGGTTGACAACATGACACGCGCCTACAACAAGGCAACCGATGCAGCAGTTATTGCAGCTCTAACCGCAGGTGGCACACAGGCAACCGCAGTGGCAGCAACATCCGCTGGCATCATTTCCTATGTATCAACCGAAGCACCAGCCGCCTACTTGGCAACTGGCGAACTTCCAAGCTCATACATCGCTGGCACATCCCAGTGGTCATTGCTAATGGGTGCAACCGATACAACTGGTCGCCCAATCTACAACGCATACAACCCATCAAACAATGGTGGCGTTGCTGGTCCACAGTCCTTGCGCGGAAACGTACTTGGCCTAGATCTATACGTTGATCCAAATGCAGTAGCAACAACAATCGATGAGTCGGCATTTATTGTCACCCCATCAAGCGTTGCGATCTACGAATCACCAATCTTGCGTATGTCCACAAACGTGGTCACATCAGGCGAGATCGAAACCATGCTCTACGGTTACTTGGCCGTTGGCGTATTGGTTGCCGGTGGCGTACGCCGCTTTAACTTGACCTAGGTCAAAGTTAGTTAGAAGTGTGGGGGGTGCGGCCCTGTGCCCCCCACACACTTACACAATAGGAGTTTGAAATGTCACTTATCGTACTAAGCGAGTTAAAAGCCGTACTTGGTATTGGTGACATTTACGCGGATGCAATCGTTCAGGAATGTGCCGATGCAGCTGAAAACATCCTTTTGAGTTATTTAGTGTTTGATGATGTGTCTATTGTTGGCGTATCACTTACAAACAACACGGCACGATTCTTTTGCCATAACAATACTTTCGTAGTTGGTCAGGCTTTGACCGTCACCAACTGTGGCTCACCTTTTAACGGCTCACGGACTGTCACCAAGGTTGGGTATGACGAATACGGCGTTAGTTACTTTGAAGCAGCTGTGACCAACGCAGACATAAGCAAGCGACAGGTCATACCTAATGGTCGAGCAGTATTGACCAGCCAAGCCACACTTTATGACTCGGGCTACCCAGAGGTAAAAGAGGCCGCCATGGCGATCGCTTGCGACATTTGGATTACTCGCACAGGAACACTAGGCCAACAAGGTGTGGACTTCCAAAGCCCTGCACCATACCGCCTTGGCCGTTCTATGTTGACCCGTGTGTCTGGCCTACTTGGCAAGCACTTAGATACCAGGGGTTACCTTGGCTAATTTGGCAACGTACCGGGCAAACCTTGCCAGCACTCTCGCAGCTGCTGGTCGGGTTGTTTACGCATGGCCGAATGAAAACATCACGCCACCAGCCATTGTGCTTGTGCCTGGTTCGCCTTACATTACAGTGAGCGCAATTGGTGGGGCGCGATGCAATGTGCGCTTTGACATCACTTGCATCGTCAACGCAGCCGACAACCAAGCGGCTTTAGCAAACTTGGAAACCCTAATCTTGTCAGTCACTGACTTACTAGCCACAAACATCTCGTTTTTGGGTGGATGGTCACAGCCGACAGTAACGCAGATCGGAAACGCCGACATGCTCATCAGCCAACTCAACATCGAGATGGTCACAACCAACTAAGAAAGGCAAGTCATGCCAGCAACATACATAACTGGTCGGTCATTGACTCTAACGATTAACTCGGTGAGTTACGCTGACCAAGCATCAACAGTGACACTTGAAATGGAAAACAACCAACAAGTGCTTGAAGTCCTATCGGGTCGCGCTTACAAGACCGTAGATAAGACCGCCACGCTAAATGTGGAAATGTACCTTGACGACACATCAAGCGCAGGCATCATTAGCGCGCTATGGGATGCAGCTAAGAACGCACCAGACACCGCCTTGGCGTTCACATTTGACGTCAACGGCGACACATTTACGGGCAACCTATTCCCGGTATTTCCAACCGTTGGTGGCGCGGCCACTGACGTACTGACCACCTCGCTCTCATTTGTAGTCGAGGATGGATCGGTAACCCGAGCATAACGAATAGAACAGGGCAACCCTTATGCAATACACAGTTACAACCAAACAGGGCAACAACTACATAGTGAGCGATGAGTCGGCTTGGCTTTGGATTGAGATTGAACGCGAACTCGGTTACACGGTCAGCCAAGCAGCTGAAAAAATGAGCCAGGGTTCATTAGATGTGATCACTTGCATGCTTTACAAGGCCGCCAAGGCCCAAGGCCATACCAAGTTACCATCACAGCAAGCCTGGGTCACCAACGAGTTTGAAACTTTTGAGGTGGTCGAGGATAGCCCAAAAGAGAATTGAGGGACACGTTGGTAAGGATCGCAACATCCACCGGCATCCCTTTAAGTGATCTTTTGACTTGGTCGCTCGCAGACATAACAACAGCAGTCACGCTGATACAAGAGAGGAACGGGCATCATGGCTGACAAAGTAACCGTCAAGATGACCCCTGACTCTCGGGACTTGCGCGGCCTATACAAGGCATTTCGCGAAATGGATGAGGGCGCAAAAAAAGCCTTAAAAGATGACGTGACAAGCATCAGCCAGTGGTCAGCCACAGAGATGCAAAGCAGCTACAACTTAAACCCATTGCCAGCACAAGCCCAAAAGGTGGCGGCGACGATTCGAGCCAATAAGGATCGCATACCTAACGTCACAATCGGTGGCAGTAAAGGTCGATTCAGTGGCGGCGCGGTATCTGGCCAAGTGTTATTTGGTTCAGAGTTTGGTGGCCCTGCACCTTTTGAAAATGGCGGTCGCCGATTCCCTGAACGCTCACGCCCACAAGGTCGAGGCAACGAGGGCTATGGCATCTTTTTAACTCTCAAACGTATCCAGCCAGAATTGACACGCCGTTGGAAAGATGCGGTCAGTCGCCGAGTCATAGAAAAGTGGGACGATAACAATGGCTGATGTGAGAACCCTTAAACTCAACCTGCTTGCTGATGTAGATCAGTTTGGCCGTAGCCTTAACAAAGCTGACAACGATGCCAAGGGCTTTGCCGGTGGACTAAAGAAGTACGGCAAGATTGCCGCCGCCGCCTTTGTAGTTGCTGGCGCAGCTGCCGCCGCTTATGCAGTCAAGATTGGTGTTGATGGTGTCAAGGCCGCCGTTGAGGATGAAGCGTCACAAAAGCAACTTGCCGAGGCACTAAAGAACACAACCAACGCAACCGATGCACAAATCAAGTCCACCGAGGATTACATCACCAAACAACAACTGGCCTTTGGCGTAGCCGACACCAAGTTGCGCCCGGCACTGGCTAACTTAGCCCGAGCCACAGGGGATGTAGGTAAAGCACAGCAACTAACCAACCTTGCAATGGACATCAGCGCGGCAACTGGTCGCGATCTTGAAACCGTATCGCTCACACTTTCAAAGGCTTATAACGGCAACATAGGCGCACTTACCAAGTTGGGTATCCCATTAGATGATGCGATCAAGAAATCTGGCGATTTTAACCTAGTCCAGGGTGAACTTGTACGGCTATTTGGTGGCGCGGCTAAGGCCAATACCGAAACCTATGCAGGTCAGTTGGCTATTGTTACAGAGCGTGTAGGCGAACTTAAAGAGTCAATCGGTGTGGCATTACTGCCGACCATGAAAACATTGCTAGAAAACGTCAATATGGTGGCCAAGGGCTTTAGTGGCGATGATCCCGAGGGTCTAAGCAACCGAGCCAGAGAACTTGCTGGCGATTTCTCGGGCAATGGCGCAAATAGCCTGGGCGGATCACTCCGAGCAGTTGCCGATGCCTTTGCTAAGTTATTCACAACAATCACCGAGGATGGTGACGAGTCCACAAGCACTTTGCAGACTTTTGCCAATGCCTTGGAGTCAGTAGCCAACGGCATCAACGCAATAACAAGGGCATATGGCAAAGTCGTTGCCTTAGGTGACAAGTTTAGAGCCAGCCTCGTTGGCCAATTTGTTTATGCAGAGGGCAAGTTCGCGCCAGACAGAGCACCAGGGCGCGCAGCTGGTGGCGCGGTTACGGGTGGCCAGCCATACCGTGTTGGCGAGTTTGGCCCTGAAATGTTTGTCCCAAGTGGCTCGGGATCAATTCGCCCAGACAACGCATCTGGCCAAGGCGTGACGATCATCATGAACGGCGTGATCGATGGCGAGTCTGCTCGCCGTAGCATTGAACGCCTACTTCAAGACTCGTCACGGCGCACAGGCGCAATCAATCTTGTTGGGGCAACACTGTGACAACGTATGACCCTTATCCAACGGTCACATTTAACGGCGCGACAACGTACGCTGATCAGACGATCTCATCAATCTCGATTCGTATGGGTCGCAATGACGTGACCGAGCAACCGCAACCAGGCTACGCATCAATAAGCCTTTGGACCGATGCAAGCGAGCCTTTGGATGTGGCATTGAGTCAGTCAGTCCAGATCAACATTGACAAAGGCACAACAGGCACACAGGCGATCTTTTACGGCACGATCTCGGACATTGACATCAGTTTGCAAGCCTACGGATCGGATGGCTCAATCGCTATCTACTCGATCACGGCTATCGGTCCATTAGCGCAGCTGAACCGCCGTTTAGTTGGCTCAACTAACTACGCCAAAGAGTTTGACGGCACACGCATTTTGAACATCCTAACCGAGGCCTTTTTGACCGAATGGGATGATGTAAGCCCGACACTAACTTGGGCAGGTTTACCAGTAGGTGCGACTTGGGCAAGTTATGATGCCGTAGGGCAAGCCTTGGTAGATACACTTACTGGCAACATTGATACACCCGGGCAATACGAATTACAGGCATACACAGATGGTGTAACTGATGCCTATTCATTAGCCACACAAGCTGCTAACTCTGGCCGAGGCGTATTGTGGGAAAATGGCACAGGTTCATTGCATTATGACGATTACGCGGCCAGAGCCACAGCCACGCCACTTGTTTTAACCGAGGATGACATTCTAGCCAGAGGACTACGCACCGCCGCACAATGGGGCGAAATCGTCAACGATGCCACAGTGACATACCGGGCAGGATCGGCCACATCACGCGATGAGCAGTCAATTATTCTTTACGGCCAATTATCAGGCACACGCTCAACCCAGTTGCACAATCTTGCCGATGCCCAAGCACAAGCTGCCGACTTCATTGAGTCTCGGGCTTACCCACGCATGTATCCAGAGCAGATCACAATCCCATTGCACTCGCCAACGGTCAGCGATGCCACACGCGATTCACTAGCTGCCGTCTATAACGGCCTACGCATCAGCACAACGGCATTGCCAGCAGTCTTTGGCACAAGTTTTGATGGCTTTGTAGAGGGTTACACATGGAACTTGACCCGTTACACTGCCGAATTGGCCTTAACTTGCTCGGCATACTCCGAGACATATTCATCAATTATTTGGTATCAAGTCCCACCAACACAGACATGGGCAACGTATAATGCAAGTATCCAATGGGAGGATTTATAAATGGCAACAACAACCCCGATTTATGGTTTCGATGTCCCGACATCGACTGATTATGTCAAGGATGGCGCAACCGCTATCGAAACGCTTGGCGATGATGTTGATGCGTTTCTTGGTACAGCTTTTAACAGCAAATTGCACCCGGGCTTAGTCCTTGTTAAATCACAAACTATTTCATCTGGCGTTTCCTCTGTTTCGGTCACAGATGCTTTTAGTGCAACTTATGATGCTTACAAAATTGTGCTTAGTGGAGTTTCGGCTTCATCAGCAGTATCACTTAGCATGACTATTGGTGGGGCAGCTACCAACTATTACACTTCATCAACAAGCGGCGGCGACTATACGTCAGCAACTGGCACGTTGACATATTCAAATCAGAACGCGGCTAGTAGTGCCACAATGAATTGCATAGCAGGAAACGGTACAAGTGGTACTACGGGATCAACCATTGAAATCCAAAACCCGTTTGCAGCGACTTCAACTACATTTCAAATGTCGGGATCTGATCCTAGAACTACTGGCGCAGGACTCCGATATGGCGCAGGCTATCATTCGACTGCAACCAGTTATACCTCTTTTCAAGTTATTGTCAGCGGCCCAACATTATCTGGTGGTCGAATTACCGTTTATGGATACGCAAAGGATTAAAAATGGCTAACCCACTAATTCAGATTGATGATGAAGTCCGCGAAATGACGGATGAGGAATACGCGGAATATTTAATTGGTTGCGAAAGCATCCCTCCAATAGATTAAAACTTAACCACAGGGCCATGACACGAAAGGGCAATCATGGCCTTACCAATTAAGAACGGCAAGATCACAACCGCTTACAAGAAGCCAGGCAAGATGTGGTCAAAGGGCTACCACACAGGCGTGGACTTTGCTTGCAAGGTTGGCACACCGATCCTGGCAGTAACTGACGGCAAGATCGAGAACGCCAACTGGGGCAAGTCCTACGGCACACAAGTTGTGCAAAAGGTCGCTGGCGGTTGGGTAATCTATGCACACCTAAACGCATCCCGAGTCAAGCCAGGCGCAACGGTCACCAAGGGCCAGATCATTGGCGAGTCGGGGAACACTGGAAACTCGTCAGGGCCACATCTCCACTTTGAAATGCGCGACAACGTACGTTGGTCGGCTGGCAAAGACATTGACCCGAAAGAGATTTTGGCATCGTGAACAAATACAAAACATTTGCAGTGCGCGTGGTCGCACTTATTGCATACGAGGGGTTAGCCACTTTTGGCCTGTCGGCTGGTGTAGGCATTGAGCCAATTAAAGGCGCATTGATGGCGGCACTATTGCCATTGGTAGTTGTCATTCGTGAAACTGCTCGCAACCTAATTGATGATGGCAAATTGACCCAAGCCGAAATGGATGATGTCATCACAGCTGCAAAGAGTGCTAAGAAAAAGTGAAGCGCGCCTCGATCATAATCGGGGCAGTCTTAGTCTTAATCGCATCACCTGTGATCGGTAAAGGCTCAGAGCCTTATGCCGTAGCACAAGCCAAGACCTCGGGCCTATGCAAAAACACTGACCCACAGGCCTACAAACAAGGCAAATGGACAACTTTTGCAGGATGTGAGCCTTTTGCCCTTGGCGGTGATCGCTCATTGTTTTTTGCCCAGTTGCGCTTGGTATGTGAAAAGCGGCCAAAATACGTCAAGATTCGCTTGGCCCGTCAAACACCCGAGGGACTGAACACCACAGGCACAAACACCTGGACACTAGGCAAGAACGCACCACTGAATTGGTCAGGGACTATGTGGTGGGAGTCAAGCACCAAGCACCCAATCGTCGCTCAATTCAAAGTTGTGGGCGGTAAGTGTGTGAGCAACGAAAGGCAGTTTAAGTGGTGGCAACCCTAAAGCCTTACCGAGTCGGCCTTGTCGGCTTGATCGTTGGTGCATCAATGTTGTTTAGCAGCTCGAACGCATACGCCGAAACCGCGTTTACAACTGTTACTTGCGCGAACCCACAAGGCGAACAGATAATTCGTCAGATTGGCTGGGATAACTCGAACGCTTATTTTGCCGATAAGGGGAACATACCCCAGCACTATTGTGAGGGTGGTTTCGCTGGCCCATACACAACCTACATCGGCGACGACTTGCCAGCCGATAGCCCTTTGCGCTGGTACGCAGGTATTGCGCCAACGCCTGAACCCACACCATCGCCATCAGCGACCACAGAGCCAACACCAATGCCAAGTCCCGAACCCTCGCTCGCATCGCCTACACCAATCCCATCTGATTTGCCATCATTAGAACCCACACCAACGCCCACGCTAGAGCCACAGCCCGAACCAACTCCAACATCTATCGAACCGAGCCTTGCGCCAGTAGTGCCACCAATGCCCGAGCCAACGACCACACCAACACAGACACAAACGCCACAAATAGAGCCAACGCCAACAGCAGTTGTAGAAACACCCGAACCAACCGCCGAACCATCGCCAACTCCGATCGAGCCAAGCCCTGTGCCAAGCCCTGTGCCAAGCCTAGATCCCGGAATAGTTGCTTTGGATGTACCGACACAGCTGATGGCGATACCCGGCATTGAGGAATTGGCCAAGGCCGTCGAAAACATAATGAACATCGGGTCGGACATGACACCCGAGCAACGAGAGGAATCCCAGTCAGTCGCAGTCGCGGCGGTGCTGGTAACACAGATCGCTAGCAGCGTTAGGAGAGTGAAATGATGAAATGGTTCAGGAAGTATGTCGAGGCGATAACCGCCGATACTTACACCTATGTGGGCCTATTGATCGCGTATTTCACCCTTGATGGATCGGCTAAGAAAGTCACAGGGCTGCTGATTATCGTGGGGGTTTTGGTATGGTTGTTAACCTTGCCATTACGCGATGACGACACGCCCGAGAAATAACCAAGACAAACTGTCAGGGTTTGTCATACTATGTCACTAAGGAAAGAGGGCAGATGGAAAAGTATCTAACAGCCAAGGAAGCAGCTGACAAACTACGAGTAAGCGAACGTACACTTATTAGGTGGGAAAAGTCAGGGGCATTAAAGCCAAAGCGAATCGGCGGCGTTAAGCGATACAAAGCCAGCGAACTCGACAAATAGAAAAGAGAAACAGGGCATGGGACTATTAACATTCATCGGATTTTGCGCGTTCTTTGTAATTGGCGTGCTTGTCGGTGTGGTCGTAGAGAATAACCACCAACAACAAAAACGCCGTGAGGAATCAATCCGCTATTGGCGTTGGGCAAACAACATTGACAACATCGAGCAACAGATGGTCAAGGATGGGTGGCAACTGTAATGGCTGGCTTTGATTTAGAAAGTTATGTAACCGTACAAGAGCGGATCAAAGAGTTTTACGCAAAGTATCCCGATGGCTCATTGCAGTTTGAGTTCAAGGGCATACTTGATGGCGCACCGCAAATGATGTGGGGCATCGCCTACGCTTACCGCACACCAAATGACGAACGCCCAGGCATCGGCACAGCCGCCGAACTAATCGAGGGCAAGACCCCATATACACGCGGAAGCGAATTACAAAACTTGGAGTCATCGGCCTGGGGTCGCTGTTTGGCCGCACTCGGGCTAGGTATCAGCAAGGGCATTGCAAGCAAGCAAGAGGTGCAAGCAGCTAAGGATCGCCAGGCACCAGGGCCAGCCAAGCCAAAAGAGGTTGACCCTTGGGCATTAGTTGATGAACCTGATCTATCAATTCCGACTTGCCGTCATGGCGCGATGCGTAGAAAGACCGGGCTAAAGAAAGACGGCACACCATACGGTGGCTATGTCTGCACAGTTGGTGGCGAGGGTGATCGTTGCGATGCTATTTGGGATCGCTCATGAATCCGACACACAGCGAGTATTGCCACTGTGAATGCCCAGCAGGTAACAGTTACGCCAAACTAGAGGAAACTCTGAACCGTGTACGGATGCTACACACCAAATTAGAGCGCGATGGCTATGCATTCTGCACTCATTGCGTACATCCAGACATCTGGGATGAGTTTGCACCTTGGCCTTGTGACACCGTTAAAGCCCTACAAGGTGATGATGATGTGTGATCATGGCGAGCCAAGAGGGGCTAGGTATTGCGCCTTATGCAAGCGCGATGGAATGTCAGCCAAGATCGATGCCATTACCCAGGTAAGCGAACACGCAGATGGGACTTGGTGGGCCGCCTCAATGCGAGCGATCAATCACCTTGCAAAGAGCCGCGACACTTTCACAGCTGATGATGTGTTGGAACTGGTCGAGACACAGGGCTATCGAACCAAAGAAAACCGAGCGATGGGCGGTGTCATGCGACACGCACAAACCAAAGGGATCATCGAGATCACTGATGTATTTGAGCCAAGCCATAACAAGCGCAAACACGCCAGCCCAACACGGGTTTGGCGTTCGTTGATAGTCCCGGCACAGATGGAGTTAGTCAGTGAGTGAATCAGAAGTCATGCGTTGCACTTGTGGCGCGTGGTATTACATAGGCAAGCCGTGTGGCTTTTGCTTGAAATGGAGTAATCGTGGATGACGAATCATTAAAAGAAGTGATTAGATTGTTTGAAATAGTAAAAGCAGCAATTTTGGATCTAGATACTAGATTATGGACACTAGAAAATGAGCGATGAAGTATGGGCAAGCATTGAACGCAAGATTAAGGGCCACTATCTAGCTGCACAGACACTGCCAAGGGCATGTCCACAGTGCGCCAGGATCTTAGAGCCAGTTGATTTTGGTGTTGATCCTGAAAGTAACGAGCGATTATGGGTCACACATTGCTGTGGTAATTGGGAAAAGTTTTATGAAAAGTTAGGGCCGAGTGATTTAATTTGATGTGTGTTAGATGTGATCAACCCGTTTACATAGTCAAAAGCCAAATGTGCAAAAGGTGCTACATGGCATTATGGCGAGCCAAGAATTATAAACTAAAGCCTCGTTTATCAACCTTAGAACGATTTACAGCAAAAGTGGAAAAAACTGAAACTTGTTGGAACTGGCTTGCGTCAAAAAATCCAAAAGGCTATGGATCGTTCAACGAAACATATGCTCACAGGTGGAGTTACGAGCATTACAAAAGGGCAATTCCACCGGGCTGGCAGATTGACCATTTATGCAAAAATACAAGTTGCGTCAATCCCGATCATTTAGAAGCTGTAACGCTAGAGGAAAACTTGCGCCGCCAACATGGCGAGCCAAAACTTTACTGCCCATCAGGTCACCACAAATCATGGGTCAATGGCCGATGGCGTTGTTATGACTGCCAAAGCATCTACAAGAAAAACAAACGACACGCGGATGCCAAGAAGTAATCCGCGTGCCGTTCAATCTGATGCTAGCATCACAAGTCTTAGGAACTCACTGCACAGTCTAATGCAGGGCGCACTAATCAATGCGCTAAACCGCCGTTTGAGGGCGTATCTTGGCATGGAGAAAAGACCATGCAAAACCCAGCAAACACAAGCAGGGTGAGCCTTAGCAGCTGATGTCAAACCGAATCGCCTGGCATTGCTAGATCAAAGCACTATGGCACATGGCGCGATTGTCGAAAGACCCATAACCAATACCGCTTCCACATACGGTGAGGATGGCTGAAACAATGCCATTCCCTGCCCACTAGCCAAGCCGGTGAGAATTACTAAAAAAGTATTAGCATTACAACATGACCAAATGGGTACAGGTAAAGCATGACGAATTGTTGGAATATGTAGCAATGGTTGAACATCTAAGAAAAGACCACACAGCATTGCAGGAACAGATCAAGGATGCAAAGGAATTGGCCAGCATCATTGAGGCAACCTATAAAGAAAGACTAGATCGATTGACTGATTTCATATTGGACATACATCCAGCAAATTACAAGTACGAGCGTGGTCTTATGGATGCATACAACATTGTGAGTGGACATGAGTAAGAGTTATCGAGGTAAGACCTCAACACAAAACACATTGAGAGCTGCTTGTTATCGGGTGTGGGGCAGGTCGTGTCTAATGTGTGGGGATCGAGCAACTGAGGTGGATCACATTATCGAATTAGCATTAGGTGGGACTAACACAATCGACAACGTGCAACCACTCTGTAAGGACTGCCACAAGGCCAAGACTGCTCGATTCAACAGCACCCGTCAGAGAGGCTCACAGGGCCGTACAGCCGTTTTTTCTGGGGGGCGTGAAC